TGGGGGCTGAGAAATAAAACCGTAGACTGCGCTCGGAGAAGAATTCGGGGCCGGCCACTGGACGGGGGTTCGATTCCCCCCATCTCCACACATCCCCACCAATCGTTGCAACTGCAGCGATATGCACCTCGAATGGGTACGCAGTGGGTACAACAGAACGGCCCCGGCTGCCGGAAGAAATCTTCCAGTGGCCGGGGCCGCGTTGGTGTCTACCTCAGATGTCGGACGTGATCTCGCTCGGAGGGTCTGGGACGAACGGGAGCGTCGTTCCATTCGGGAGCATCAAGAGCAGATCCTCGATGATGCGCTGGAGCTTATGGCCCCAGCTGAGCGCGGCTCGGTAGCGAGCCCGCGTCTGGTCGAGGTCGAGTGTTGCCGACTCCAGGTCCTTCTCGAGGCGATCGACCTTGAGGGTCAGCCGCTCGAGTTCCGTTTTCATCGCGTCGAACGCCAGTGTGAGCTCCGCGAGACGGGAGTGTTCGTGCTCGACGCGGCGCTGCGACCACCCGCTGATGAGGTTGCCGCAGACGATCCCCACCAGTCCGATCAGCGCTCCGACGACGACGTTATCGAGTTGGACCCACGGCACCGCCGCTCTCCTGACCTCGCCCCCCAGTCTCACCCTCGATGTCAGCGCGAGTCATGCCGCCAGGCGTCATAACCCCCACCCATTCGAGAAGATTCACACCGCCGATTCGGATTCTCGCGAGCACCTGGTACACGGACCAGGCAACCCCCAGGAATACCGTCAGTTGCGACGCGAACAGCCGCCACGTCGCCGGGTATGACCCGGACACCCACACGGCGGCCGTAACGACCAGCGCAACGGCCACCAGGAGGACGACACGGCGCCGTGTCGTCCACCAGGGACGATCCAACGCCGCCTGAATCACCGGCCACAGAAGGCCAACCACAACGGTTGTCACGAAAGGGTCCTTCTGCAGACCCAGCAGAATGTCACTCTGATTCATGTCTGTTTCCTTTCACGCTGTCTCTGCGCCCGCGAGCGCGATGTTGACGGCGGCGTTGGTTGCTGCGCCGTAGATTTCATCCTGGTATGCGCCGACTGCGGCCTGGATGCGGCCGACTGTACGGTCGTGTGCGGTTTCGGAGTTTTCGCCCCAGATGCCGTCCGGCTCTGCGCCGACGACGCGCTGCGTGTATTCGACGCGGAAGGGGAATTCGTTTCCGCCCCAGGTGGAGGCGGCGGCGACGGCGAGGATGCGCTGGCGGGTGTCAGGGCCGAGGATGTTGTCGGGGTCTGCACCGACTGCGCGCTGCAGGGCGGTGATGTCGGTCGGGCCGGACTGTGCGGGTGCGGCGGTGCCGCCGTCCCAGCGTCCGTTGTCGATCATCCAAGCGAGCACGCGGTGCATGTCGACCCATCCGAGTATGTCCTCGTCGTAGCGGTACTTGACGAGGACGCCGTTGCCGTTGTCCTGTGAGCCGCCCATGCTGGTGTTACCCTCGACGGCGCGGAAGAGCGCGGCGGCGGGGTCGGGCCAGGATGCGCCGACGTGATCTGCGATGCCATCGCCGTGCCACTCGTAGATCGCCTGACGACCGTAGCCGGGTTCGTCAGACCACGCGCCGATCTGCTGCGCGAAATTCTTGATGTACGGGACGTAGTACCACCACGCCGCATTCGTCAGATTGACGCCTGCCTGGAGGAATCCCCATACCTGGAAAGCGCCGCACCATGCATAGCCCCGGAAATCGGACTTGCCGACTGCGTCCCAGTACTTGTCGCCGCCGACGTGTCCGACCTCTTCGAGCATGGCTCGCATGGCGGTGTCGACGGCTGCGACGACGCGAGGATCATTAAGGGAGGTGCTCACGCCTGGCCTCCTTCACGCTGAGTGAGGTTGCGTTCGGTCAGGAGCCCGAGCAGCTTGGCCTCCTGGACCTTGGTTTCGGGCATCGTCTGACGATCGGGTGCCATACTCTTTTCCTTTCGTGTACGGAAAGCCCCGGCCACCTGCTGTGGTGGTCGGGGCTGGTTGGTGGCAGGCCGGGCGGCCTGTCAGGTCTTGATGATGAAATTGATCGCGGCATATGGCGGCATGATGTTGAAAGGCTGGGATTGGCCTTCCATTTTTGCGACCGCCCTATCGAGGTAGCCCTCTCCGAACGCTGCGATGCCTGTCCATCTGCTGCCGCCCGAGAAGTCCGTCCGGTAGATGCCGGCACCGCCGCCCCACTGGCCGGATTCGCCGCCGATCTGATGCTGGTGACGCGGCATCTCAGCCGTTGTCATCGTGTGTTTTTCCTCGCCGCCCTGCTCGCCAGCAGGATGGGTTGAGGATGCGCCGAGGATGAACCGGCCTCGCAGGTCGGGAACTCGGAATGTGAAAGTGTTTCCGAGTACGGCCGCGAGCGCCGGGTAGGTTTTGCGGTCGTACTGTTTGCCGTCGCACATGAGCCATCCGGCGGGCGCGGTCTTGCCCGCGTAGGCCGAGATGACGCCGGCTGGAGTGACGACGGTGATCGCCTCTCCGGGGTCGCCTTTTTCCCCGCGTGGTCCCGTTTCGCCTGGGTCGCCTTTCGGGCCTCGTGGTCCCTGTTGGCCGGGGTCGCCTCTCGGGCCTGGCGGGCCGGGTTCACCTTGTGGTCCCTGCGGCCCCTGTTTCCCCGTATCTCCTCCGCCTGGCTTGACGTAGGCATTCATGCTGGAGCGCGTGTGCGCGAGCGCGACCATTGTTCCTTGGTGGATCTGGACGAGTACCCGGTCCCCAGGGGAGACCTTCGTCGCGAGTAGACTGTCGTCGACGTAGTATTGGGTATCGCCCATGCCATCGAGGAGAGCTATGAAGCGGGGGACGAATCCATCCCCATTAGCGACCTGGGTGTATTTGACCGTCCCCCACCTGTAGGTGGGCTGCGCATCTAGACGCGCTCGCAGGTCTGCCACGACCTGCGTGAGGTACTCGATGCCGTCGCTCATTCTCGGACCTCCTTCATCGTTGTTTTCACCAGGGCGGTTGGGGAGAGCTTGTACTCCATTTGCTGGACGACGCATCGCATGCGCGTGCCCTGCGAGACAAACTCGACGACATCTCCGGGTGAGATTGGAACCGGCATGTGCTCGATCACCAGAGACGCGGCGGGCGCTGATCGTTCCGCGAGGATCCGGCGCGCGATCTCATCGATGATCTCCTGCGACGCGGCCTGCACGCCTGTCTCAACGTGCGCGACTTCTCCGCGAAATGGGATCGAGAACTCGTCGTTCAGATTACGATTCTCGGCTCTTCCCACAAGTGGCGGAGGGGTCTCTCCAGTCATCTGCTGACTGCCGGTCCCTCCCGTCCCTATGCAGATTACGACGTTTGGGACCGCAAAGATGTCTCTGTCGATCGTCCACGACGCCGAGTGAATCGCTTTGCTTCCCTCAACGAATCTGTAGCTGACAGGGCGCTCGGACGGACGGATATACCTGTTCACGACGAGAGCCCCTCGTCCATCGGTGGAGAGTGCCGAGTACCCGCCTGCGTTCAGCACCTCGTTGATAACGGTCAGGACAGACGTTCCCACGTCGTACACGCTCTCCTTGAGCGCGAAGCTGGGCAGCTCAATTGCGGCCGGAACACGCCTGAATGACTTGAACAGCGGACCGAGAAGGGACTGTACGCCAGCCCCTTCATGATGCGTGACCTTTTTTAGAACAGCACGATCAGCATAAGCGAGCAGGCCCTGCAGCTCTATGTCGCTAACAGTTCGATGCTCACCTACTTCCCGGTGCGGGGCGCTCATCACGAACGTCCCCACCGGCCACCCCTCTATCCCCTCGGGCACGTAATCGACACGCGCATGCATGTTGAACCAATCGATTCTTTGCTTCATATCAACGACCCGAAGAGCCCCTGATGCGCGCAGACGACTGGTCGCCGACAGCGTCACCGACCCTGACTCAACCCCATCAAGCAGGCCAAGATCTTCACCCTCCAGGCTGGTGAGCATCACCCGAAACTCTGCCTGCCTGTCACCCGTCAGGCCACTCACACTCCCACCTCCGTTAGCTTTGCGGACACCCGCCAGATGCCCCCGACCTCTCGATCAAGCTGCACATCCGAGAGCGAGCCATAGAACACCCTCCCTAGAGGATCGCGGCACATGAACGGTGCCGGCATGAACGCTAGATCCTCCACCGCACGACGTTCCCTCTCCGAGGCATCGACCAGCGTCGCCGAGACCGTCACCACACGCTGCCGCTGCGTCCCCGACATCTCCACGCCAAGATCCCGACCCGCGAAATGCTTGACCTCACGGTTCACCAACCCCATCGACGCTCCGGTCGCGGGATCCCACGCTAGGCGGGCCACTCGCGAGAAACCCTGACCCGCACTCAGCCAGACCGCCTGTGAGTCCGCGAGCGCGTCGACGATCGTCACGGACGATGACGGCATGGCGCTGGTCGCAGTCACCCGGTACTTTGTGACTCCATTCGTCATGCATTGCCTGTCGCGGTACATCGTGGACGGGGGGAGACGATCGGCAACGAGTGTCCATGTGGAGCCGCCGTCGATTGATCGCTCGAGGCGCGTCTCGACGGTGGCCGGGGTCTTGGCTCCGGCCGGGATCGATGGAGACGCGATGGAGATGAGCATGTCTCCCTCTGTTTCCTCCCATTCGGCCGTGACTATCGGCTGCGGCGGCGTTGGGTACTCGACGTTGTACCGGCGCTCCACGCTGGTCGTGAGTCCGAAACCGTCCGTGAGGGTAATGCGGACCACGTAGCCCGTCTTGTTCTCCAGGCGAGCCTTGAATACCAAGGGCGCACGGGAAAATGATGGAATCGCTTTAAGGACACTCGCGTCCCCGGAGATCTGCTCGATGATCTGCATGTCGGCGCTGAGGAGCTCTGCGACGACAGTGCTGATCGTTGTCGACGATCCTTGTACGTGTGACACCGAGATCGCGCCCTCGAACACCGACTTGTCCAGCGCGTTCGCGTTGGGTGCGAGCGCGACCACCGGCGCGTAGGTGACCGTCGTTCGCCTGGCTGGCGACCACTCTGAATACTCCCGGAACTGGCCTTTCGTGCGGATCTGATAGGTGTAGACCCCGGCCGGAAGGTCCAGAACCTTTTCCTGCGCAGCCCCTGAGACACTCACAGTGGTCCACGATGGCGTGTTTCCGACCTCGCTGTTGACCCGCGCGTAGCGGATCTCCGCTGCTTCCTGCCAGGTCTCATCAATCGACGTGTGAGACCACGCGACCATGACCTGCCCAACTGGCGCATACGCTTCGGGCTTACGAACTCCCGGGATGCCAGGCCTCTGGAGCACCTGGATTGTGTTTGACGGGGCCGACCGTTTCGACTCGAGAGCGTCGGTCTTGACGTATGCGTAGTACGTGTGTGGTACTTGGAGATCGGCGTTTGTGTGGATCCAGCCGTCTGCGTCGGCTCGCACTGTGCTGACCTTGTCGTCGCCGTCGTAGATCTCGACAGTGGCCTCTTGCGGGTATGGGAAGCTCGTCGTCCACGAGATGCTGATCTTTCCGTCACGGGTCTTGGCCGCCGTCAGCTCTGTGACTGGATCGGGACGGGTCGATACACCCGCCGACATCGGGGATGCCGGCCCCGGCACAAAGTCTGATACGTCCCGCACGCGAGTCGGGATGACCGGCGAGGCGTAGACCCTGTACCAGAACCGGTCGTTCGGGTACACCGCGCGGTCGTCGATCACGTTGAATGACGGGGCGTTGCTGCCCGTGACATTCACCCACGTCACGACATGCCACTCGCGAGGCAACCACGGGCCGGACTTGTTATCAGCGTAGGCGTCCCACCGCTCAATCACGTACGACCGGATCGGCGAGGACGAATCTGCTGGCGTCGCTGCCGGCCACGACACCGACACAGACTTCCCATCCGGCAGCAGCACTGCCTTACAGTAGGACGGCGCTGTCGGAGGCTTCGCCGGACGCGCAGGCAGCGTAAGCCACGCCTGCAGCGACGGACGGCCACCGTTCCAGATCGGTCCCAGAGAGTACCCGACGCCAACCGAACGCTCCTGGTTCGGCAGGAGGTCTTCGCGCCAATGCGACGTGCCCATGTCCTTATACACGGTCGCGCCACGCGGCGACGAAAAGGAAACGGTTTCTGATCCCGCTCCTACATTGCCCCACCAGGAGGTTGCGGCCGTGAAGTTATGGCCGTAGCCATCTGACCTGAGCCAGAACTGCGCGTACACCTCGACGTATCCCTGGTGCGGGTCGCCCGTGTACCACAGCTCTACACCGACCGACATGTAGCCGGACGACGCTGACCATTGAATCGCCATGAATCTTCTCCTTAGAATCCGATGCGCTCACGCAGCGCCGACCGAGACGCGGGCGCGAGACCGTCAGAGACGACGCCCCCGGCCTCGACTCTCATCCGGCCGATCAGCTGATCATCCGAGTCACGCACGACCAGATACTGCGGCCCGGTCGCCTGGATACGCGCCAGACCCGCCGCACCACCAAGACCCGCCGTGACCGACAGCGCCCCGGCCTCAAGGCCGTTGAGCTGCTCCTGCCCTGCCGTGATCGTGTCCCTGATCGCTGCCTCGAACAGCGGCGCGCGCTGCGCCGCACCCTCAGCCAGGGCCTCGACAATCGAGCGACCCGAGTACAGCGTCCAACCGTGGCCCGAGAACGGGCCCTTCTTTGCCGGCGAGAATGGCAAGTACTTTCGGACGTTTCCGAGCAGGTCAGAGACCGCGCCTGTCGCTGCGCCCGCCATCGACTTGATGCCGTCGATCAAGCCCTGAATGATCTTCTTGCCCGACGAGACCATCATCGACGGGACATTGGATAGGACATTCACGATCTGCTTCGGAATGTCAAAGAAGATGTTTTTCAAGGCCGGCAGGGACTGCATGATGCCGTCGATCAGACCCGTCAGGATCTGCACGCCGGCATTGAGGATCAGCGGCAGATTCTGCACGAGGACCGTGACGATCGTCGTGATGATCTGCGGCAGCATCGCGATCAGCTGCGGAATTGCCTGCACGATGCCGTTGATGACACCGATCAGCAGCTGCACGCCTGCGCTGATGATCATCGGCAAGTTCGCGATCAGTGTCGTAACGATCGTGTTGATGATCTGCGGCAGCATATCAATCAGCTGCGGTATCGCTTCGAGGATGCCGTTGATCAGCGTTGTCAGCAGCTGAATGCCGGCCTCGATGATCAGAGGCAGATTCTCGACGATCGTCGTCACGACAGTCGTGATGATCTGCGGCAGCATATCGATCAGCGCCGGCAGCGCCGTCTGCAGGCCGCTGATCAGCGCCTGCAGGACCTGCACGCCAGCCTGAATCAGCTGCGGCAGTGCCTGCACGACCGTGGTGACGATCGTCGTCACGATCTGCGGGAGCGCCGCCGCCAGCGTCGGGATCGCCTGCACCAGCCCATTGATCAGGCCAGTCAGCAAGCCCGCGCCCGCCTGAATCAGCTGCGGGATACCCTTTGACAGCGCGTCCAGCAGGGACGTGATGATGCCCGGCAGAGCATCGACGAGAACGGGGATCGCTGCCGTCAGGCCGGCCGTCAGACCATTGATCAGCTCAACGCCCGCATTGATCAGCTCCGGAAGCATATCGACGAGGCCCCTCACGAGGGCAACGATCATCTGCGCGGCAGCGGGGATCAGCTGCGGAAGCCAATCCGAGAAAGCACCAACGAACGCCTCGATCAGCTGACCTGCCATATCTAGCAGGACCGGCAGGGCGTTCGTAATGCCAGTGATCAGCGTCTTAACAGCCTCAGCGCCCGACGCGATCAGCTGCGGGGCATTCGATACGAGCTCCGAGCCGTACTTCGACACGTTGAGAATCATGTCCGAGATCATCGTCTGAATCTGCGTCGTCAGCTCACCGCCCGATGCCTGCACCAGCGCACCGATGCCGGCGACCGCAGCCGTAATCAGACCGCCGAAGGCCAGCACCTTGCCGAAGCGAGCCGGATTCAAGAACATCCCGACCTGCCCGAGCAGATCCTCGACAGCCGAGCCGACCGGGCCAGCAGCACCAGCCAGCGCCTGCCCCATCTTCGGGCCGAGGCCGTGCATCGCCTGCACAGCCGGACTGAGCGCCTTGCCTGCGCCCTCCTTGAGGACGCCACCAATACCGGAGAGCTTGCCGCTGAGAGTCCCGAACGATGGCCCGATGTGCTTGTCCCCGGCCTCGCGGATCACGCGGCCGAAGCCCGAGAGCTTCTCGCCAATCGCCGCAGACGCATTCGACGCCGCCTCACCCGCTCCCGCCTTCAAGGCGCTGCCGAGGCTCTTCGCGTGCTCTCCAACAGACTCGACAGCCGGCGCGAACACCTTACCGACGCCGTCCTTGACCGCGCCACCAAGACCTGAGAACTTCTCCGCGAGAGCGGACGGCGAGGGGAGTGCGTCGAACGCTCCGATGATCAGTGACGGATCAGCGAGCAGTGTGCCCGCGCCCGCGAGCGCGGCGAATCCTCCGGTTGCCTGGCCGAGGGCTTTGGCGATGTCCTCGAGGGTGAGTTTGCCGTCCTTCATGGCGTCGGCGAAGGGGCGGAGTTTACCGGCGAAGATGTCGACGTACTTGCCCGCACTGTCGAACGCTGGTCCAAGCTGCTCGCCGACCGCATTGACGATGTCGGTGAGTGGCTCCTTGACCTTGTCGAGTGAGGCGACGAGGCCTTTTTCGACGGCGGCTTCAAGGTTGCCCCACGCACCCTCAAAGGTCGACGCGGACTTAGCGGCTTGCTCTGCGACGTCGGTGAATCCGAGGTCCATGAGGGCCTGGTTGAATTCCTCGGCCGTGATCTGGCCTTGGCTCATGGCATCGCGGAAATTCCCGGTGAACGCGGCGTTGTTCTTGAGAGCTTCCTGCAGCTTGCCGGATGCGCCGGGAATGGCTGCGGCAATCTGATTCCAGTCCTGCGTCGTGAGCTTGCCCGCGCCGTTGATCTGGACGAGGGCGAGCGCGACCTGCTTGAAAGTATCCTTGGTGCCGCCCGCGATCGCGTTGACGTTGCCGGCCGCTTCGGCCATCTTGTCGAAGTCTTTGACTCCGTTGGCGGCGAGCTGCGCCGTGACCGACTGGATGTCCGACAGGTCGTAGACTGTCTGGTCCGCATAGGTCTGCGCGGCTTTTGTCAGCTGCTTGATGCGCGAGGGGTCAACGCCCGCGAATTCAAGGGTTTTCTTGAACTTATCGGTTGCATCGGACGCAGCAATCGCCGCGGGGACTTGAGCCGCGATCGCGGCGGTGACGCCGCCGACTGCTGCGGCGACTCCGCCGAGGCCGAGCTTGCCGATTGAGGAGAGGGCACCGCCGATGTGCTTGGACAGAGACTGGCCGATCTTAGAGCCCCAGGATTCGGTCGCGCCCGTGACGTCGCCCGATCTGAATTCCTCGGCGATCTTCTTCCTGAGACCCCTGAATGACGGGATCACGTCGATCCAGGCTGTGCCTAGGGAAAGCCCTTCTTCTGCCATGCCCTCTCCTTATTTATTTTTCAACTGGCGTGCGTGCCGCGCTGAGTTGTTTGTCGATCCAGTCCGTGTCGGGCATGTGATCGATCTCGATACGCGTGCCCGGGCGCGGGATCGGCGGCGGCGCGCCCCGGCCCTTCTGTGCGGCCTCGGTTTTCGACCACTGGAGCCAACGCAGTGAGTCCGCCTGAATCGCGGCGAGGTGGGTGTCGAGCGATCGCCACTGCCACTCCTGGTCGATCGCTCGCAGCGTCCAGGATTCCGCCTGCTTGATGACGACGGATGCGAGGCGCGCTGCCTGCCTTGCTGGCATCTGGCGCGGGACGCGCCCGAAGAACCGGAGGAAGTCTGCCTCTAGCTCATCGGGCGCGTGCGTCAGGATCGCGGCGAGGGTCAGGCTTTTGGGGCAAGCTCACTCATGATCTGCACGAGCATCTCAGTCGCAGCCGTCGCCGTGACACGGCCGCGCTCGTCCCTAACGGCGTCGAGCAACTCCTGCGCCTGATCGCCAGCGACCGCGCGGAACACAGGCGGGAGGGCGAGAACGTCACCGCGCTGCACCTCCGCGAGAGACTCGAGCAGCTCAAAGTCATCGAATACAGTCGGGTCGACAGTCACCTGCACGCCCCGGATCTCGATCGTACGCAGCCCCAGCGGAACGGTATTGACCGGGCCGTGAGGAGCCTCATGCGTCTCCTGCTGGCTCGCTTCTGCGACCTTAGCCGCAGCCGTTTCAACGGCACGCTCGTATTGTCCGAGAGCGTCGTGCACGGCCTCCATCGAGCCATCAGCGGGACGCGCGGTAGCGTATCCGCCCTGCTCGCGAGGTCCACCGTGCCACTCGATCTCAATATCGTCGTGGTTTCCGGGTGCCATCGGGGTGTAAAAAGTCATCGCGCTAAACCTTTCTAAGTCTGTTGGTATTTGTCGCGCCTATTGGTAGGTGGAATGGAGAGGGGCGGGGCGCGGCCCTGCCTGTGCCCCGGGGATGGTGGTCAGGCAGGCTCCGCCCCTCTCCACGACTGTGAGGTCGATCAGGCCGCAGCCTTCGCGATGTACTCGCGTGCGCAGTCGCCCTCAACCTTCGCGGACGGGTACGCGGCGATCGTCACCTCGTAACCGACCGCATCGCCGTCCTTGTACACGACGCCGCCGCGCTCGGTGATCTGACCCTCGGGGATCACGATCCGCTTGATGAGACCGCCCGTGAGCAGGACCTCGAACACAAAAACGCGGCGAGGCAGAGCCTTGGAGTTGTGACGCACGGTGATCGGCTTGTCCGTACCGCCAGCCTGCGTGACGTTCTCCTGGCCGAAAACCTCTCGGAGGACGTCAGGATCGAGCGCCTGTAGCAGCTTCGTCTTGTACGTTTCCTTGTACCCGGTCTGCTGGGTGAGGACGACGTCGCCGCCAAACGCCTTCATGTCGCTGGACTCGGTCTCGATGGGGTTCTCGAAGCCATCCTCCGAGAGGTACCCGAGCTTCACGAACGCGGTGTTGAGCGCGGTCGTTGCATCAGCGGGGAGCGGCGTGTTCAGCGGAGCGGCGAAGAATGCGCCGCCCTTCTGCGGCTTAGCCGCAGTAACCATTGCAGAATTCTGTTCTGCCATATGACTCTCCTGTCAAGAGAAAAGTGTGTCAGGTGAGCGCCAGGGTGGCGCTCACCGTGAGTTGAAAACGCGGTACCCTGGAATCCGGGTCCGGGAATGCGTACACCGCATTGACGGCGGAGTACGCGACGATGGGATCGAGCTGCCAGGCGAGGATCGCGTCAGCGACCTCATCAGCAAGCGCAGACGCCTCAGCCTCCGTTCCGGCCCATGCTTGCACTGCGAACATCGGGGAATCCCACAGATGTGTGCGACGCCCGCCCGTGCGATCGACCGTGATGAGCTTCGTAGGCCGATCCTGCGGCACTCGGTTCGAGACCCGTGTGCCCGGGAATTTGCGCTTCAGGTACGCGATAAGCGCGGCGGTTGACGACGTCATACGCGACCCGCATTCAGCGCCTTGAGCAGCGTGTTATGCCTGGCGTTATCTCGCCGTGCTTTGAACGTCGCAGTCTTAACGACGCCATGCGGCCTCGTCTTACCCTGCTGCACAGACGGTTCAAAGCCTTTGCCCGCCGCCTCCGCGATCCGCTTTACAGCGTCCTCAATCATCGGCGTTGACAAAGCCCGAAGAGTGTCACTATCGATCTTGATCCTCACGATGTCACCCCTCTACGAGCTTGGCTTGCGCGGGCCGGTTCCATACGCCAGGGGTTGAGTCCTTGGCGTACGGCTGCGGATCGCCGATCACTTCCCACCACCGGGCTTTCCACCCGATCAGACAGCCCTTAAGCTGCCCGATATATGTCTTGGGGAAATGAAAAGTCATGATCGTCGCATCGCCGTCCGGACGGTCCGCCCCCAAATCCTGCGATGAGGACGGAGCCACCAGAACGTTACGGAGCGAGATCGCCGGCATATACTCAGCGCGCTCATTGCCGAATTCATCAAGCGAGCCTGTCCGCCTGACCTTTAGCTGCACAGTCTCACCGAAGATCACGAGCGCGCCCCGATCGTCCGGACAGATGCAAAGCGAGTCAGACGGATCCCGAGCCTGCGCCTATGGACCCGCGTGAAGCTCATTGACCCCACTGGCGCAGTAAACGTCGAGCTCTGACTGTAAGGTCCGCCCGTTACCGTCGATTGCGTCGCACCGTACGCGAAGCCATCCGCCTGCTGACGGATCGCATACCGCACCATGTCGCAGACCACGTCCTCATACGAGTCGCGCCGGATCGACCCGTCCGCGAGCGCGGCAGCGAGGTCGATCTTGTCGGCGGCGAGCTCGTCGCGGACGATGCGTGCGGCTCGGGTGAGGGCGGCTTCGACGATCTGCTGGCCAACAGCGTTTTCCTCGTTTGGGCCGTAGCGGAGCCGGAAGGCTGTGATCTTGACGTCGAGCGGGTCATCCGCTGGTGCCATACTCAGCCTCCTAGCTGCTAGTCGGTGGGAGCTTCCTCCGCAGGGGCTTCGGTGTCGGTCGGCTCGGGCTGCGGGTCGCCGGACGGGCCGGTGATCCCGAAGTCGTCGCCGAGGACGTCGAGGATGATCTCGGCGTCAGCGGCCGGGACGGTTGCCAGGCCGTCCTCGAACTGCACGTGCGGGGTCGTGATGAGCAGGGTCGGGATTGCGTCGCAGCGCAGCTGCACCATGTCGATCTTCTTCTTCGCCATGTCGATCAGCCTTCCGCCACAGTCAGGACGCCGTGGGCCTTTTCGTTGCCGTACTTGAGGCCGATCTCGCCGTACAGCATGACCTTCTCGGATGCGCCGGTCTTGGACAACGGCTCTGCGAAGAAGTGGCCCTTGCCGGGCACCTCGAGGAAAGCCGGGGAAAGCTGCTCGAGGGAGACGACCGCGAGCTTCGTCGCCGGCATGTAGCGATTGAGCATCACGTTGAAGTTACCGAAGTCGGTCTCCAGCATCTTGAGGTTGACGCCTCCGACGTTGCGATCTTCCTGCTTGAAGCCGTCCTTGACGAACAGCCGGGTAAGAGCGCGCTTGAGCGTCGAGCCGACGATGATCGTGCGGGTCTCAGTGTCCTGGACGCCGCCGCCGTCCCATACCTTCTGAATGAGGTCGAGGACGTCGTCTGCGGTCAGCTCGCTGGCCTTATGCGTTGTCGTCGCGACGTTGGTCGTGATGGCCTGCAGCAGGCCTCGCGTCTTACGCGGCTGCGCGTTCGTGGTCGGCTTAGCGAAGACGCCGGTGATGAACGTCTTTTCGACGTCTCGTGCGATTTGTTTGATCTGCGCCTGCAGCTGCTCGGCGAGCTCGTCAGCGGGCAGCGTGGTCGAACCCAGCTGCACGGCCGTGCCGGACGGGCCGTACTGGCGGCGTGCGCCCATCTTCGTGTACGACACGGAGACGGCCTCCTGGTGGATTTCGAGGACGTTCTCGACGTTGGTGCGCGTGCGGGTCTCGAACGCGGTCGCGTCCGCGCCTTCGACGCGCTGACGGTTGTCGGCAGCGTCGCGCAGGTCCGTGACCTGCCAGCCGAAGGTCGTCGACTCGACGGACTCGCCGCCCGTCAGGCCACCAATCGAGGACAGCAGGGGCGTGTCCTCCGGGGACGCGGCGAAGATCTCTCCGACGTAGTTCGGGCAATTATACGTGGTTGCCATCTCGGTAATACCGGGCATATGAATCTCCTGTCAAGAGAAGGGAATGAATGTCAGTTGGTGTTGTCAGCGGTCAAACCCGCGAGCTTGACCGCCTTGAGACGCGCCGACAGCTTGAAATCGCCAGCGCTCTGCGCCGCCGCGATCTGCTCATCAAGAGACAGAGACAACGGACGCGGCGGGAAAACACCAGCACCCGAATCCGCGAGCGCGGGCACGGCCGGGGTGGCCGTGGCACCTCGCCAGTCGGCGAGTCGCTGTGCGATCTGCTTGATCTCGTCCTCGGTGTCACCGTGGATGAGATCAGCGGGGACGCCGTACTCGGAGGCTGCGGCGGCTATCAGCTTGGCTCGGTGCGCCTGCTCTTCGAGGGCTGCGACCTGAGAGCGTAGTTCCTCGATGGTGGTGTCCTTGCCGTTGATCGCTTCCGTGAGCACGGAGAGGCGCGCGTGGTCGGCCTTGGCGCGGCGTTCCCACGTGCGGGCGTGGGCCTTCCAGTCCTCGGCGGCGTCTGCCTGCTGTTCCTCCTGCGAGGCCTCGCGGGCGTCGACGGTCGGGGTGTCCTGGACGGCCGTGTCGGGGGTGGTGGAGGTGTCGGGCTGCGCCTGCGCGCCGTCCGTGGGCTCCTGGACTTGGGTGTTTCCCATTGTGGTTCCTTCCATTGCGGAGAGTGTGGTTCCCACTGCCATTGCGGACGTGGGCATAACAAAACCCCGCACCGTGTTCGGTACGGGGGAGATTGGTTGGGGTGTTGGGTTACGCTGCTGGGGCCTCGGTTGTGGAGATGCCCTCGCGTAGTTCTGCGAGTTCCTCATCGAAGAGGCCACCCTCTGCATCGTTGATCGCTTCAAGCCGATCAATCCAGGCAACAGTGACGGCACCGTACTTGACGAGCGACGAGACCGCTCCGTCGACGTCCGGGCCGTCGTATTCGAGCATCGTGCGCAGATACTCTGTTTCGTCGCGGGCACCCAGCACATCGAGCGCTGCGATAGCGTCGCGCACGAACTGTGATACCGCGTCAGTGTCCATAGGCGTATTGTACCTACTTTTCAATCGGAATTATTGATTTTACGCGATATCCTTTCGCGTCATTTCGATACGCGACGCGAATTGTGACCCCGTTGACTCGCCCAGTGGCAGATGCGACGTTGACGCCCTCTCGGACACCTTTTTCGCGCAGCACTTGAGCGCCCGCCTGCAAAATGTCGTCGACCGTCCAATCAGAGGGGAATTCGGTCCTCCCGAACCGCCACCCGTATCCCGATAGGTGCCCGCCTGAATGGCCTAGCCCGTAGAGGGTGTGACGCCACTCTTTCGCGCGAAGTGGCGGAAGATCGTCTGGCCAGCCTTTCGGCGCTTGTGTCATCTCGCGCGGCGGGAGTCTCCGTGCCGCCCCGGGTGCGAGGCCACGCTCTTGGAGAGTGGCGAGCGCCCGGATCCGGTCGCGGTCAATCACGCCACGTTGGAGAGTGCCGTCGTTGGAGACCCGTTGGGGAACGCGCCCATCTGTCAGCTGGTCGGGGAACAGCTCGCGCATACGCGCGGTGATCTTCTTGATGTCGTCTGTGCCTGTACCTTCATCAGCGAGATCATCGACCGCCTGCTGATACATTCGCTCGTACTGCTTGGGATCGTAGCCCCGAATGCGCGGGTGACGGTCCCACGATGGGACTATCTGGCAGTCGCACTTGAAGTGCGACCTTTCGAACTGTGTGGTTTCCTTGCTCTTATAGACGAAGCCCCTAGATGCCCACAGCATGCACCAGGCGCACGTGTCTGCTCCGGTGGGCACTCGAGCGTATCGAGGCTTTTTCGGATCGCGTTCGGCCGCGTGCTGCGTGGTCGCGCGGCCGGCGTCCGAGATGAGCTTGCGAGCGCCGTCACTTAGCCGTGCGAGCACCCTCGCGCGGCCGGCCCCCTCACGCAGATCCCGCATCGCCGCTCCGACGATCTTCGCCGCTTCGTTCTCATCGACGAGGCCGGCCGGCATCACGGGGGAGTAAGCCTTCACCACGCCCTCGGCCTCGCGTTGTTTCTCGTACCATTCGAGCGCCGCCGACGACGCGACCTCCGCGGACTCTTCCACGAGGCGCGGATACAGCTGAAACAGAGCGTCCTCAAGCATCCCGATATCATCGAGCGGCAGACGCTTCCACAGCGCCCGAAGCCTGCGCTCAGCGACATCGCCCGCACGGCGCTGCGTCCGCGCAAACTGCTGCACGTCGTGAATATGCACGCCGCCCCCTCTCGTCCGCTACTTCTCTTCGAGCGCCTTCGAGTCCGCCTCCGGCAGACGCAGCGAGACAGGGACAGCGCCCGTCAGCTTCACGCCCGGCATGCCAAGCACATCGAGCGCAGACTGCGGATCGACGCCCGCGCGCACCGCAACGCCGAGCGCGTCGAACGCCTCCTTCGCGTGCCACGTGTCAAGCCCCCCCCGTCGCCGCAGACACGGCCTGCTCGACAGGCGCGGACGACGCCGCGGTATCGGTGGCCTCCTGCGCGGACAGCCGGTCAAGGAGACCGGACGCCTCCGCACGGCGCTTGTCTGACATCAGGCGCGCGATCTGCGAGCCTGAATAACCGAGCTCTTCGAGGACGACAGGGGACTCAGCAAGCCACGGCAAGGCGCTGATCTGCTTCACGATCGCGTCAGACTGCGAGACAATCGACGGATGCGCAGGGTCGCCCCAGCGCGTCGCCAGAGACCGCAGCTCAGGCGTCATCTCATCAAGGCCGTCGCGCATCATCACCGCATGCGCATACACACGGTTCAGTGCTGCGTCGAACACACGCTGCGCGTTCTTCGCCTTGATGACCAGCTCTTCCTTCGCCGCATACAGCGCTTCCGCCGACGAGGGATTGTCCTGGATGACGCCGAGCGACGAGACCGGCAGCGACGACACGCCCGACAGCTCGGTCGCCAGCGCACGCATCTGCTCCGTGAACGGCTGCGCCGACTGCTGCGGCAGCACCGTTACCTTCGGCCCCTCCGGCTCCTCACCGGACGAGATCGTCTTGATCGTTCCCAGCTTCCAATCCCACGAACGCAGATCGTCGATCAGATCCGAATCGACGCCCGACAGGAGGATGCCCGGAGCCGTGAACAGCTCCGTCGCCAGCTCTTCACGCAGTACGGTGCGCATCGCCCGCTGCGTGATGCTCATGACGTCACGGGAGATCCGCGAGCGCCCGAGCGGCCGGTCGAGAGACGGCTCGAACGGCAGCGCCTCCATCATCGCCGCGCCAAGGCCGTGCAGTTCGGCATGCACGATCGTCCACGCCGAGGTGGCCTGCTGCTCGACGATGTACGTTGAATCGACCGTGTACAGAGTGAAGCGTGTCGGGCGTCCGGCGTCGTCGATGTCGTCGATAGTCAGGCCGTAGGACAGGCGGCGGCGTACGCGGTCCCAGAGGCCCGCCGCCCAGTCCGCCGAGTGGCCTTGAATGATCACAGGCGGCTCACCTGCCGCCTCGACGCCCTTGCGCAGCGTGAGGAAGGCAACCGAGTGCGTGAGCGAGGACGGGATCGTCTGTGCGATCTCCAACTCGAAGCCGGTCGATGCCAGCAGGTCGTCGATCTCGAAGGGATTGTCGCTGCCTGTCGATGAGGTGACGCCGTCCCAGATCAGCAGATCCGATAGGCCGAAAACGACCTTGCGAGGCCAGCCGATGACCGCGCCGAGCTGGTCGACCATGTCGTCGGGCACCGAGATGTTCAGGTTGTCTGGGCGGACGACGCCGTCGAGGTACGCCTGCCGCAGACGATTGCGCGGCTGCTTCGTGCGCCACAGCTCGACGAGCTGCGAGAGCGCTGCCTGCTCGGCGGGCGTCAGCCCGGGTACGACCGGAGCCGAGAACGACACCGGGGTCGCGAGCATGAACTTCTTGGCGCTCACAGTGCCCTCGCTTTCTTGCCCGGCCTGCGCCGGGTCGTCTTAGCCGCCAGAACAGCCGCAGACACGGCCTCTAGCGGGGTTTCGTCTCCATCGGGGATTGACGCTTCCCATCCCCACGCGCCGTCGCGGGCGCGGATCTTCCTATCGCACACGGACACCGCCGAGTTGAGAGCGTCCTGCGGATGGCCGATCGGGTGCGTGATCCGCCCGTCGCGCAGCCCCTCGAAAAACAGCGAGCAGGACTCGAGGTACTCGCGCGTCGTCATGATGTGTACGATCTTGGCGGGCACACCACGGATCTGCAGAGCGTCCGCGAGCGCCGCCGCGCCAGAGCCGCCGACGAGGTTGATCTGCGCTGTCCGGTCTTTTCGGGTGGCGAGCCAGTCGGCGACTGCCTTCACGCCGTCGTCCGTTGATCCGGTGAACGTGTCGATCGCGTTGACGTGGAAGCGCACGTCGGGGCCGCTGCCGGTTTTCAGCGCGCCTGCGAGCGCCTGCCGCTTGCCGTCCGCGCTGAAAGCAACGGCGAAGGATCGGATGCCATCTGACGGCGCTTCTGCCGCTGTCGCGTCCCAGGTGGTCGGGTCGATAGCCCTCGACGCGCCAGCATTTGCCGGCCACATTCCGAGGCGCTCGCGCGCGAAGCCTTCATCCGAGAGCGTCTTGCGTTCAAGCTCGATGAATGCTCGCTTCATGCGGCCCGCGAGCAGCGCGGGGTTTGTGGCTTCCCAGGTCTTGACGTCGTCCATTCGCAGGGGCTTGTCGGGGTCAGCGGACCACTCGTGCCAGCACATAGCGCCTGGATGCTCAGACAGTGCCTGGTCTCGGATACGCTCGAAAACCTGCCCGTTTGCGTTTGGGCCGGGCGGCGTCCCCGTGTACAAGACCTGTGAGTTGCCGAGGTGGCCGGCCGAGCCGGTCGAGGTGATCGCTTCGAGCGCGTCCTCGGTCAGTTCCTGCGCCTCGTCGAGGACGATCAGGTCGGCCGTGAAGCCGCGGCCCGAGGACTTCGAGCGAGCGATGACGCGCAGGGAGCCGCCGTGCCAGCCGCGCGACGGATCGTTCTTGAGGATGATTGCTTCTTGGCCGTTGACGTTGCGGACCTGTTCGACCATCGCGTTTAGCTCTGTGTATCGAGCGGCCTCGTCGTCGGCCTTCTTCCCGAAGAACTCCTTGAACCGCCTGTAGTGCGCTTGCGCTGACTTGACCTCGTGCGCCGAGTGAATCACCGTCTCGCCGAGTAGGACCATGCCGAAGAGCTCGCGCATTTCGAGCAAAGCGTTCTTGCCGTTCTGGCGAGGGACGGACAGGCCGGCGACGGGATGCTTCCACTCGTCTTTAGCCGAGGCTGCGAGCCAGTCGTCCAGGACGAGCTGCTGCCAGGCATCGGGCGTCAGCCCGAACGTCGAGGCGAACTCTCCCGCGAGATCACCGAAGGACTTGGCGCGGCGATCAACGGCGACCCGCAGCCGGGGAGCCTGCTCGATGCTTCGCCAATCTCTGCTGGAAATCGACAACCTGGCCCCCCTCTCCCTTCACCGACTCCGGGACCGCAGCCCCCGAGGTACCTGAAATCTCGGAAATCAGAGCGCGAGCCTCACGAATCAGGGGCGCACGCTTGTCGAACTCTGCGTACTCGAGGGACGCGAGGGTCAGATCGAGCAGCTTCTTGCGAGCGTCCAGCTCGTCGAATGCATCCGCCTTCTTCGCGTCTGCCTTCTTCTTCGCCACCCCAGCACACCCCCTAAACCGCCAAAAACCAACGAATAACGCCTACCGCGAGCGCCAGTACCCCGCCAGATGCTCCCAGTGGCCGCGTGCCAAACAAACACGGTCGGTCAGCGTTTTTCCAGCTCAACCCGCCTGAAAGCGGGGGGGTATGGCGCTATACCTCTGTGGGAGCGCGGGTGGGGGGAGGTGGGGGGCGGTGCCCCTATCTCCGTTGAAATTACACCGCAAACAGGGTGCTGTTACCAATCAACGTCAACTGAGGACGGCCGAGCCTGCCGTTTTGGTGCGTTCACGCGATCGCCGCGCGACTGATTGCAGCGGCGGCACAGCACTCGACCGTTCTCGAGGACGTTCTTACCGCCCCAACGATGAGGAAGGATGTGATCAGGCTCGGCCGACGCCGGCGTCCGAGCGTTCACATAATCGAGAACCACGTTGCAAACCGGGCAATGCGTGATGCCAGCTGCGCGGCCGGCCGCGAGGACTCGCGTGCGCCAGTGCTTGTACTGGCTCGTGCCCGTCCGGGATGACACCATGCGCGCCACCCCCTCGCCGCAAAATCGAATGGCCCCCACTTACGCGGAAGGCCACAGTAGAAATATACACCGTTGCACGCGCGATGCAAGACCTGCCCCCTGGGTGTTTCACGACACCCCCGGGGGTGGTTTCAGACCTCCCCCCGGGTACAGAACACCCCCCGGGGGTGTTGCAAGCACCCCCGGGGGTGATTTCGAGGCCCCCTCCGGGTACAGGACACCCCCGGGTGCGCTTGAGGCACTGCCCGGGGGCACTTCCTGTCAGGACGCGAGGTTGACGATGTCGGCGACCCTGTACTTGCGGTACCCGACCTCCGGCGAGACCGGCCGCAGCTTCCGCCGCTGGCACCACGACCGCACCGTCGCATCCCTGATCGGCTTACCGACGATTAGCTCCGCAACCCTGGTCGCGCGCGGTCGCGGCAGCTCAAGGCGCTTCGCCTCGGCCATCATCAACACGACGGCCGTCCGACAGTCGACCTGCTGCCAGCACTCGCGACACTTCACCTCATCTGCGCCTTCTCGCGCGAGAAGGTCAGCGCTGCAGCGTGGGCACTTGCCGACGAACATGAGTCGCGCGTGCGCCGGGGCCGCGAGGCGCTCAAGTCTCTTGATCGAGTACAAGATTTCGTCAGCGCATTGTGGGGCAAGAGGCCAACGTCGCACGCGATTCTCGTGCGCGGCGAACAGCTGAGCAACCATCCGCCAATCCCTCGCAGGCACGCAGTATTTCGGCCCCATCACGAGGCGGATCAGCTCGTCACCCCACGTCTGTAGAGCCGAGGCCATCTCGTCGACCTCAAGCATGAGAGCGAGCCGGATCGGAGGCGACGACGTCGAATGCCCCGACGAACCTCCCGCCTCGCCCTGCACAGACTTCCTCGATGCGATGTATTCAAGATCCGCCATGAGCGCGGGCAGGCCCTGAGTCGCAACCCTCAGACGCGCCGCACCACCCCGCGACAAATACTCACCCGGCATCAACGGCTCTCCCGTCACCGGGCACACCTCACCAGTCATTACCCTACTCATCGTCATCCACGTCCTTGATGTCGCCCCGGTACGTGTCACGGCACACCTCAATGAGGCCACGCCGAGCCAACATCGAGCCCCGCCCGTCCGTCATCCAGGCCGTTACGTCCGGACGCGACGGATCAATCGTTTCAATCATGATCTCCCACGCCCCGACCAGTCTCCCTGGCCCGTGCCTCTGCGCTACCAGCGCACCTATCGCGTCCTCAATTTTGTCCAGCACCTGTGCGTGCTCGTCTGTCATCTCCTACTCCTTCTCCTTCTCTTACGCTTTTTCTGCTCTGACGCAAGGGACGCGCCTTCCGTCCCGGCCTGACCTGTCCCGGCCTGACCTGTCCCGGCCTGACCTGTCCCGGCCTGACCTGTCCCGGCCTGACCTGTCCCGGCCCGACCCGTCCCGGCCCGACCCGACGCATTCGAATCCGTAACCCTCGGCATTCGATCCCTATTCGCGAATAATTCGCGAATACGCTCACCTCCAAGTGGGGGAGAGGACGACGCCACCTTGAACACAACTGCCTCTCCGGCGACGGAATCGCGCTCGCGGGCGGGGTCACGAGGAGAAGGACCCTCGGGCGCGCACTGATCAGGTGCGCCGGGGTCGACCTCTCCTCGGTTACCCTCGGACCCCACGGGGACACCCACGCCGACAGGAGCGTCAACGCTACCCGAGGCCACACCCACCGAGGGCGCGCCCGAGGCGCGGTCGCTACGACCGTCAGCGGCATCACCATGCGACTCGACATCGTCGAGGAAACCGTTATCCACTAGGTTGCGCCTAGTCCACTTCCCCCACACCGGATGCGCGGGAACCGGGAGGAGAGGATGAGCGCGATCCCACGCGCCCGACTCATCCTCCCCGCGCGACGAATTACAACGTCTACACGCGACAACGAGTGTGTCCACGGTGCCAGGCTCGCCCGGCACACGATGGTCCAACGTCCCACGCCGCTGACCGGTCTTGCGGCCAGTCCATGTCACACGCACACCGCAATACCTGCAGTTATCGCCGTCACGCAATAACACTGGCCCCTTGAGGGTCCAATCACGGTTGTCGCGATTACGTTGCGCTGCCCACTCGTTCTCTTCCGGTGAGAGCATGTGAACGAAGTTGTCCTCATCATCAAGTACGTGCAGCGAGCGAACACCCGCTTCGTCCTCGACCCAAAACATGAGCCCCACCTGTACCGCCAAGTCAATCAGGCGCTCGTGGTCACCAAAACCCATCGTGATATACGCCGCTGGCTCGATCACATAATCACCCCGATACTGAGCGCAATACACAGCACAGCGATGCACGAACCCATACACCGCATTGACATCCTGAACAGACGCGCCCGGCACCGACGCGACCGCGAGCACTCGCGGATTCATCGCCGCCGTATCACTCGTTTTCAGCCACGACATAGGTGGTTCCTCCTTTCACATACTCAACATTCACCAAACACGCGCTCACACAGCCTGGGGCGGGCTACGATTCGACACATGAGCAATAACCCCTTTGGCGACCTCGCCTCGCACCTCGAAGCAATCAACTCGACGAACGAGCGGTACACCCCGACACTGAGATCCCTTGCGGGAGACACCGAGTGGTTTGACTTTCACAGCCGAGTCATGCAGTCCCTCTTCGAAGCCAAAGAACTCGCGCGGGCGAGCGACGCTGATGATGCCGCGCTTGGCCTTCTTGATGAGATTCACCAAACGCTCCTACTCCGCACCAGCAACTGGGACGAGACCCGTGTCACCTTTGATGCCCTCAAGATCTCGATGATCCGCTACATCGGTAAGGATGTTCACAGTCGCGGCCTCCTGCCCGAGCCCCTCACCCCGGAGGCTCGCGACGCCCTCCAAGATGCCCTTGAGAAGATGCAGGACTACATCACCGGGCAAACCTCCGGTCTGCCCGAGAATGCTCTCGGCTACCTGCGATACCTTGTCGCACGCTGCCTTGATCTCCTCAACGGAGAAGACATAGACGTTGTTGCGCTTCGTGCACTGAGCACGCAAGCGGCTGGCACTGCGTTCAGCCTCGGAACGTGTATCGCGGACGAACATAAGCGGAACGAATTCTGGTCCCATTGTGGAACCATCCTCAAGACGTGGGTAGCCCCGATGCTTATCGGCGCTGCCGGCAACCTCATCTCCGACGGCGCCCAACACCTGATGATCGGATCCTGACTGCGTCTCACTCATCGTATGATCTCCTCTCGCGTCGATGAGACTTCCATGTCCTCGGGGAACAAGTCACGTGGCCTGAACTCCGGGTAGTTACGCTCCATCCAGAAGCGCTCGGTCAACCTCTGATGACGGGCCTCGAAACGCAGGAAACACGGCCGACACCGCGCGTGCCCAGCCTCAAGGACGACGCCGCAGTCCGGGCAATGCCTCTCGATCACGACGCCACCGCCCGCTCAGCGAGCAGCTCACGCGCAAACCGCTCCTGACCCTTCGGCAGCACCCAGGTCTGCACACGCACGCCGCCGCCGGGCACCTGCACCTCTGAGGCCTCTAGCAGCCCCTGCGTGATCGCACGCGCGGTCGGTACCATCTGCCCGCCACGCCGATACACGTAGCCAGCCTCGCGCAGCCACCGGCAAAACCTGTTCGGCCCCATGCCCTCGACGCGCGCCGACAACACCGTCCCGAACACGCTCGGCAGCATCGCCTCACCCGACTCAGCGACCGCACGCCCCAGATCAGCGTGAGGGCGCTGCGCCTCAACCTCAGCCACAGCCTCCGCCGCCTCAGCCTCCGCCCGCACACGCGCCGCACGCTCATCCCGCAGCGCCGTCAACGTCCGAATCATCGTCTCCGGATCCGCCAACATCGCATCAACCGCCGACTCAGTCGCATACAGGCCGTGCTTGCGGATCGACGGCAGCACCTCCCCGGTGACCCAGCGACGAAACGCCGCCGCCTCTGACTTATCCGACCGGATAATCACCTCATACAAACCAGGCTCCGTCACGACCCACACCTGCTGCACGCGACCGAGCCGGTCACGCATGGGGTATGTTCGGCATAGGTCATCTGCAAGCCGTGCACGAAGCTGCGTCACGTTCGCGATGCCTAGCGCCGACGCCAGATCCGCAAGGACGAACAGCGGCTCACCCGACTCATCGACCTGCACACGAATCTCATGCCCCGTGTACTCGAACAACTCCAAACCCTGCATGGCTTTCCCCTTACCTACTCCACATATCCCGATCAGAACGGCGGCTCAGAAGGGGCAGCAGACGCCCCCCACGGATCATGCTGCTGCGCGTCCAACATCGCGGACGGTGCCCACCCACCCTCACTACCAGAACCCGGCGCGCTCGCGGACGGCGCTTGGATGCGGGTGACCTGTGCGCGTGCGTGACGCAGGGAGGGGCCGACCTCGTCGACCTGCAGTTCAACGACCGTCCGACGCTCTCCTTGCGGGGTGTCGTACGAGCGCTGGGTGAGGCGTCCCTGAACGATGACGCGCATGCCCTTGCGCAGCGATTCGGCGACGTTCTCAGCGGTCTCGCGCCACACGGAGCAGCGCATGAAGAGGGTGTCGCCGTCGCGCCACTCACCGGCGTTACGGTCGTAGGTTCGGGGGGTGGAGGCCACCGTGAAATCGGCGACCGCGGCGCCGGACTGCGTCCAACGCAGTTCGGGGTCAGCGGTCAGGTTACCGATGACAGTGACGACGGTTTCTCCAGCCATTACTTTGCTCCTTATCTCTGTTGTCTAGCCGATGGTTCCTGCGCGGCCCTCGAACGGGTACGCCTCGAAGGTGACGCCGAACATCTGCGAGCCGAGGCGCTTCGCGGTCATCGGCGCGAGCAAGTCGCATCGCGGGTCAGGCCCCTGCAGGTGGTGCTTGTCGTCATCCGGCAGGATGCCCGCGTCGACGAGCCCGTCGACCATCGCCTTCAATGTCGGCATGTAGTTGTGCGGGTCTCGACGGTGCGCGTCCGGGAACCGGAGCCACGCGACGAGCCGCAGCCTCTCCGACTGCCCGATGCCCGCCGCACGCGCCCGGATCATCGCCGTCGTGCGCAGATTCTTCACTGTCGGAGCCGTGCGACGACGATCGCCCCGATCATTGAGCGAAATCATCTGCGCTGACGGGATGAGAATCTCGTCGAGAGTCCAGATTGGCCGCATTATGCTGCCTCCTTAAGTGCCAACTTTGTTAGCTGGTAGATCGCTGCAGCTCCTTGCTGCGGGACGACCCCATTTCCGAGGAGTCGGAGCTGCTGCTCGCGCGTCAGCCCGAGATCTTCGCCGGTCACATGCCCTTCGGGCAACCCCATGAGCCACTCGACGAACCGAGTCGAGAGACGCGCTTGCCCACCCTCGCGCAGCGGCGGGACAGTCGGAGCCGGAGCCGGACGACCGAGCACCTGCTCCCAGCGCGCGATCGCGGGCGCGTACATCCCGTAATCCGTGTACTCAAGGCGCGTTGCAAGGTGCGTCGACTTCTCCGGCGGGCGACCTGATGTGCGGGGTAGGCCCATCACTGCGTCTCCCGCCTTCGGGGTCGGCAGCAGGTTTCGGGCTACCTCGTGGAGGTTCGCTCCATATCCAGTCGAGGAGGCCGTCGCGTTCGTCGCCTGCGGTGTCGGAAGGAGACCTCCCGTTGCCAGCAGGCCATGCTCGACGAGGATCGCTAGGTCTGTGACCTGTGCGCGGCCTGGCTTCTTACGGAGGTGAGCCTCGGGCGAGTTACCCGAGGGCTGCGCGACCGGCGTCGGCAGCATCTGCACCGCCTGCGACAGGCTCATCCCCGTCCCAGCCTGATGCCGACCAGCCTTGTGATCCGACGCTGTCGACGTCGGGATCAGGGCACCAGGTGCTCGACCTGGTCTGCCAAGCTCACCGAGTGCCCCCCGGCCCGCCGCTTCTCCGGAGGCTGCGACCCCCCGCAGCTGCCAAGGTTCGCCTGCGGGGTGGCCAGTAATGAAAAGCCGCTCACGCTGGTGAGGTGCGCCGACGTCGGAAGCTCGGACAACGCACCACTGCGCGTCATACCCGAGGCCGGCCAAGTCTCCGACCACACGGCCGGCCGCTCTGAGAAGATGTCCATCTGCTCCGTCTCCCAGCAGTCCCTGCTCTTGTTCCACCAGACTGAACGCTCCACTCGTCAGCGCCCCTTTCACGTTTTCCCACACGACAAGACGCGGCCTTAGCGTCTTGATCGCTTCAAACATGGACTCCCACAGGCCCGAACGGGTGCCCGCCGCCATGCCCGCACGCTTTCCTGCGAGGCTCAGGTCCTGGCAGGGGGAGCCGCCGCAGATTATGTCTACCGGCTCGACGTCCGACCAATCGACCTGCGTGATGTCCCCGAGATTCGGGACACCCGGCCAGCGCACCTCAGCCAGCCTGCACGGCCCCGTCTCAAGATCGCTCGTCCATGCGACTCGCGCCGATGGATCAAGGGCCATACGGACGGCCATGTCCAGACCGCCATAGCCCGTGAACAGACTTCCTATCGCAGTCATTCTGCGGCCTCTTCTCGATCCCACATCCTGTAGTAGGGGTTCTCGAATTCGCGCTCCCCGCGCGGGTTTGCGATCTCCAAGAGGACATCCGCGTGACACGGCTGCTCAGCAGGGCACCAGCACGCGAGATCGAGGCCCCAGAGGTTCCGCGCCGCGCACGTGGCGACGAAACGCCCCTCTGACGTGTGCCTGATCCACTCACGAAACTTCTCGACAGCCTCCGCAGGAGACTCGACGATAAATGCGCCGCCATATTTAAGCTCAAACGGCGACCGAGCGACCCTAAACGGATTGCCGTATAGGCTTCCTCGCCCTACGTATTTCGCGTGAGCCGGCATCTTCCACCCGCGAGTGCGGCGGCGCTGGATCCTGATCGGGGCTCTCATCGCGTTTCCTCTGCCCAGATGCCGACCTCCGCAAGCTCCGCAGGCGTGTACCCGCGAGCGCGGGTGAAGTCGATGACGGTTTGTGCGCAGGCTTTGTGGGTGGCGGTCTTGATCGCGGTGGCTTCTGTTTCTGCGTCGACGGTGACGAGGACGTTTGCACCTCTCGGTGCGAGGCGTGTGCGGCAGACGGGGCAGAATCGGAAGCCGGGGACGTTGCGCGCGGGCTTGATCTCGATCATTGTTCGTCCTCTTCGCTCGTGGTCGTAGTCCCCTGTGAGACGTTGACTAGGGCGTCGATTGGTTCGCCGATTGCTAGGCGGATTTCGCTGGCTTCGTCGGGTGTGCCGGCGTACCTGGCGGCGACGTAGCTTGCTACGTCGGCGAGGTCCGAAGCTGCGACGATGATCGCGTCCTGCAGCTCATCGACACGGTCGAGCAGGTACGCCATATCCACGGCCGCGTTCTGATCGAAGGCTGCAACCGCCTGCGCGTATTCCTTCGCGGCAACCCGAGGGTCCATCCCCGTGTAGCTTCTGCCTGCGAACACCACGGCGTTGAGCCTGTCCTTGATCTCGTTGATGGTTGTCATCATGGTCTCCTGTTCTTGGTTATCTCCCCGTCGCTGTCGTTGCGCGGGTTTCGTGCCCGCCCGGGACTTGCACCCGAGTGTCTGCTGGTCAGGCTGCGCGATCGTCTAGCCGGTCCCGCTGTGTTTTTGGTGTTGCGGGTGGCCTCCCCGTGGCCGCGCTCAGCGGGGAGCAGTCTTCAGGAGTTCTCAAGCAGCTCGTACTCGCCACAGTTGAGCTTCTCGCAGGCATCCTGCAGCTTGTCAGCGATCTCCATGTAAATGCAGCGCTTTGCGTCGAGCGCCTCACGCGCGAGGCGGCGAGCATTCAGGTCCGAGATCTCTGTCGTGACCTCAATGTCGTCATCGAGCGCGAGCACCGCTTCCTCCGCGTCGTCTCTGATTTGCGTCGCTTGTACCGTGTCCAGATAGACGGCGACCTGAGCGACCTTCATTTGTCAGCCTCCATCGCGTCGACGACCTCATCGACTGCCTGAACAGCATTGCCCATCAGGGCGGTGCCCCGGACGAGCGATCCGGTGCTCTCCAATCCCCGGTTCTCCTTCGCGGCCATGATCGCGAATGTCAGAGCGTTTCCGACCTTGATGTAAGCGTCCGCAAGCACGCGGGAGCTCTTGTTGGTCGTCCCGCCTACCTCTGCCGTATTGTCTGCGAGCAGCGCCTTGAGGGCCTCACGGCCGGCGCGCTCGGCGAGCAGGACTGCGGCGATTGCTGCGTCGACCTGGTTAAGCTCGACGGCGATCGTGTTCTCGAACCTCATATTTCGTCTCCTTCGTTGATTAGGCGGTCGGGGCTATGCGACGGGAGGCATTGCGGCGGCGATCTTCTTCGCGATTGCTTCGCGCGCGTCATCTGCGGCCAGGGCCGCGTCCAGGGCGTCGATGATCTTCGTCATCTGGGTGTGCTCACTGCTGAGCACGGTCTTTGCGGCGCGGATAGCGGCGTCGGTGTGGAGTCGCTCGACTTCCTCGTGATCGATCTCGGCGGCGAGGCTTTCCTCCTTGAGGAAGTTGCGCAGCCACCCGAGGTCGTCAATTTCGAGGGTGAGTGTCACCGGGTTTGTGAGGTGCTTTGCGCTCATCGATCTGTCTCCTTCATGGTCTTGGTCTGGTTTTTTCGGATTGATGGGTAGTAGGTGAGTCCGCGCGTCGCGCGGTTCTGGGAGGCGTGCGCCTCGGTCGGGTAGGCGAGGGCCCGTTTCCTGGCCTGCCGCACGATCTCCCGCGCTGCCTTGTCGTGGCAGGGCCGGTCGTCGGATGCTTCGAGGCGGAGCGGCAGCGGTGCCGTGCACGTCGAATCGGTCATCACTCGACCCCCACAGGGAGGGAGGCGACGCGCAGCACCTCGAGGATGACGCAGATCTTCTTCCGATCTAGGTCGACGAACACTCGCGGCGTATCGACCGCTAGGCATCCGTTGACTTCGGCCTCGAAGATCACGTCCTGCATCGCGAGGCACATGATGTGGGGGAGCGAGTCGTCGCCGGACGGGTCGTAGTACGTGAAATCAGCCGTGCGCTGCAGGAGTGTCGTGCCCTGCGTGCGAGCCTTGCCCGCGTCCTTCGCCATGCGAGCCGCGATGTCCTCGAGGGTCGCCGCGCGCGACGCCTTGCGTAAGATCACGCTCGCCATGACGACCATCGCCGCCAAGAGCGCCAGGGCGAGGCCGGCCAAGACTTCCGCGCTCACAGCGACCGCTCCCGCCACTCTGCGTAGACGAGGACGCCGCCGACGATGGCCAGCGCGACACCCGGGAAAAACAACCACTCAGGCCAGCCATCCGGATTATCGATCCCACGCATGCCGAACGCGATCACGAGCGCCACCGCGACGCACACGCCTCCGAGCAACGCCTTCCACGGCCACAAACGACGGCCGAACATGTTATCCTTCTTCACGAGCATCTCCTTACTTGCTCCAGCGCCCCGCGTCGCAACCGCAGGGGCGCATCTCTTTACCTTCTTCGCCGGTGAACTTCACCAGCTCCGACGCGGGAATCCTCAGCAGACCCCCGACCTTGCACGCCCTGAGCTCTCCCTTGGCGATCAGCTCACGCACACCCGAATCCGACGCCTCAATTAGGCGCGCGAACGTCTTGACTCTGTAGGCGACCGGCCCCGGCACTTCCCGCTTCAT